CCTGCAGGCCGACACCGATCGCCAATGCGGTAAAGGGTTCCATCAGCCGAACCGCTCGAGCAGAAAAACAGCCCGGCCCTCGGGCGTGAACCGCTCGAGCAGCGCCTTGACCTCAAAGCCGAGGCGCTGGGCCCAGCGCAGGCCCGCCGCGTGCTCGGCATCGACATAGGCCTCGAGCCGGCGCACACCGCTCGCGTGCGCGGTCTCGATCATGGCCAACGTGGGGGCGAGCAGCGCGCCCCAGCCGCGCGGTCGGCACGGTCCGGCGGTCAAGGTCCAGCCGAGCGCGCGATGCGCGTGCAGGCGCTGCACGCCGGTCGCCGCGATCACCTGGCCGTCGCGCCGGAGCGTCAGGCCCGGCGAGGACGCGAGCTCGGGCAGCGCGCCCGGCAGCGCCGCGAGATCCGAAGGGGCGAGGGGGCTCACCTGGTACATCACCCCTCGCTCTTGGTGAAGCGCGGGCTGAGCGCCACCACCGTGCAGGGCAGCGGGCTGTCCTGCACGATCAGCACATCGGCGTCGCGCTCCCAGCTCCCGGGGAACGGCACCGCCTTGTCGCCGCTGAACAGCGGCACCGCGGTGTCCATGTCATCGCTTGCCGTGCGGAGGATCACCGGCTCGAGCAAGGCCTCGTCGCGGCCGACCTTGGCGCCGCCCGTGCGGAGGAAGCGCACGACCACGCGCGAGACGCGGCCGAGCTTGCCGAGCGCGCCGCCTTCGCTGGTGCCGCCCTCGAGCGGCATGGAGCGCAACCGCCCGGTGTATTTGAGCCCGGCGTGCACCGTCGCGGCCGGCTCGGCCAACGTGATCGCGCCGCCGACCACGGTCCGGCTCGCCTGCTCGGCGCCATCGCCGACGATCGCGACCGTCTCGCCCTCGAGGTGGTCGAGGCCCGAGATCTGCGTGACCGTCAGGCGCCAGGCCGAGGCGGCGATGGTCGCGAGCGAGGGGAACGCGCGGCGGATCGCGGCACTCACGACGAGCGCGCTGGTGAAGCCGGTAATCTCGGCCACCGCGGTTTTCCAGATCGGCTCGCCGCGGAACCCTGTGGCGCCGGTCTCGTAGCGATACTTGATGAAGCGGCCCACATCGCCCGCGGAGAAGGTCGCGCCGCCCGCGGTAAACGGCACGCCGGTCGCGCCGACCGTGGTCGCGTCTGCGCCGGGCGTCAGCGTCGTCGCGATCGTGTTGTCGAGTGAGAGGCCGCTGTCGAGGTGGAAGCTGTCCTCCGGCGGCGTCGTCGCCTCAGCGAACGGATCCATGAGCTCGACATAGCGCTTGGTCGCGCCGTTGACGGTGCGTCTGACGATGCACCACACCTCGTCATAGCCGACACCCGAGATCACCGCGACGCTTTCCGCCAGGCCCCCGCCGCCGATCGGGTGACGGTGCCAGGCCAGCGCCTGCTCCTCGCGCTCATAGGCGCAGCCGATCAGCGCGCCATCGGCGCGCACCGCCCAGACGATCGGATAGGGCTCCTCCTGATAGGCCACGTCGACGATCGCGGCCTGCGCGATGTGGCGCGCGCGGCGAGACAGATCCGTCGCGACGAACTTGTCGCGCTCGAAGGCGAAGCTGAGCTCGCGCAGCTTCTTGCCCTGCCGCTGCACGAAGACGAGCCCGCTTGCCGTCGCGACCGGACGAAGCGCCGCGCAGCCGTGTCGTGTCTGCACCGGCGCCGAGATATTGGTCGGCGTGATCGGCCCGTCGAGGCGATCCGAGCGCAGCAGATACTCGGCGTTCAGCGTGCCGACAAAGAGCTGCTCCTCGCCGGCGAGCCAGCGGATCGAGGGAACCTTGCGCGACACGATCGAGACCGCGACCGGGTCGTCGTCGGCCGAGGTGCCGATCGCGTAATTGTCGAAGTCGCCGACCTTGGAGCCATCGACCCGGTTCGGCCGATTGGTCGGCCCGCCGCGCCAGAACCGCTGGTCGTGAAAGGTCGCGGCCGCGGGCCAGCCTTCGCCGTTCGACCAGGCGCCGAGCCGCCAGCTCGCGGTCGCGGTCGTGGCGCCGAAGGCGGCGCGCACATCGGCGCTGACGCTGGTGGCCGAGCCGAACGCGGTGATGATCGCATAGCCCGTCGTCGCGCCATGGGTGAGGCGCACCAGGCGACCCACATCGTTCGCGCTGAACGGGCTGTGACCGGTCGCCGAGATCGTGATCCCGAGGCCCGTGGTCGCGCTCGGCGTCAGCGTCTTGCCAGCGTCCAGATTGAGGTCGAGCCACGGCCCATCGAGGAAATTCGTCTCGGTGAGCGACCATGTCGTGTGACCCGAGCGCGTCAGCTTCATCTCGCGATAGCGCGCGTCGTTCAGATAGAGCACGTCGGCCGACTGCTCGTCGCGCAGCTTGAAGAGATCGGCCGAAGCGAGATAGGGCGAGCCGATCTCGAGGGGCGCGCCCGAGATCAGCGCCACGTCGTCGACCTGCAGCGTCTTGTTGGCCGTGTTCCTGAACTGCAGGAAGAAGGGCGAAGCGCCTGGCGTGAATGCGACGCAGTGATAGCCGACCGCGCAGGAGCGATCCGCGATGATCTCCGAGCCGGTCGAGGTCGTGCCGATGCGCAGCTGCACCGCATCGCCGGCCACGCCGAACACCTGGAAGCGCACGACGTGCTCCTGCCCGGTCTTGGTGTGGCTGATCGACTGCTCGGCCCAGCCGACGCCCGAGGAGCCGCCGGCCAGGCTGAGGCGATGGTTGGTCGCGTCGTGCGCGATCGAGCCGGTGCCGGTCGAGCGGTTGGTCCAGCCGGTAATGCCCCCGGTGAACGTGCCATTGGTCACCACGGCGTCGGTCGTGGCGATCTCGAGCCGGCCGCGATCCTTGTAGAACCGGATGTAGCGATCGCCGGCCTCGAACATATAGGCCTGGATGTCCGAGAACTCGAAGCCGATCAGGCGCGACGCGCTGGCGCTCAGCGCCGTCTCGGCCTTGAAGCGGAGCCCCGGGCGGAAGGTCGCCGGCCCTTGAGTAAACGGCACGAAGTTCTCGAGCGTCTGGCAGCCGTTGAAGTAGAACGACAGGTCGGTGCGGCCGTTGAGCTCCGGCGCGAGCTCGCCCGCCGTGAAATTCGTGAGCACTGGTTGAGCGCGGGCCATCAGCGAGACCCCACCACGGCGAGGCGGTCAGGGTTGGCGTGGCGGCTGACCGCCGCCCCGAGACCAACTTGTTGAGCCCGGGCCATCGCTTAGTAGCGCGAGTTCAGCAGCTCGTCGGAGGCGATTGTCTCCGGCGTGCCTTCCTGCGCATCGATGCTGCGCGCCTCGCGCAGGATCGCCTGATATTGCTGCATCAGGTCATCGGCGAGCGTGCGGCTCTCGGTGAAGCGATAGGCCGCGCGCCAGGCGAGGCGGGTCGCGATCGCGTCGAACAGGAGCGCGTCAAACAGCGCGATGTCATCGACGCGCACGATCAGCGTGGCATAGAGCGGCGCTCCCGCATCGGTCAGCACCTGGCGCCCCTCGACGCGATAGATGATCGACGGATCCTCGAGCTCATAGACCCTGAGCGCGTAGGGGGCGGTCGGCAGGTCATAGGCGTAGGCGTAGCCGAAGGCCGGCGCGGTCGCGTTCTGCGCCAATGTCACGCGCCGGAGCGCGACGTTCCACGGGTGCGCGCGCAGCACCGTGTCGCGCTCGGTCGGATAGAGCATGTCGAGCGTCTTGCGCCGCGTGCTCTCGTCATCGACGCCGACCAGCGTTTCCTGGCCCAGCATGATGAGCGCGCGGTTGTAGAGATCGATGACGCTTGCCATGGCGGATGCCCCGGCGCCGGCCGCAGCCGGCGCCGGGATCTCCTCAGTCGACCGAGTAGAAGAACTCGATCACCATGCGGCCGGAGCCCGGCAGGGACGCCGTGCCGATGGTGATGATCACGATTTCTTCCGCGGTCAGCGCCTCGCCCAGCGCGGCCGCGACGCCGAAGATCTGCGGCACGTTGGTCGTGGTCACCGCGCCGGCCGCCTTGTACTTGGCGGTCGAGCCCGCAATGCCGAGCGCGACCGTCGAGGTGCCGGTCGAGGTGTCGACCGTGATCAGGATGAACGCGACGCGCGCGCCCTTCGGCAGCTTGGCCACCTCGATGGTGTCCGAGGTGGTCTGCGTCGCGAAGGTGACGACGCTCTTGAAGCGCCGGAGCCGGCCATGCACTTCGCTGGCCGCCGGCAGGTCCTGCGGCACCGTGTTCCGCAGCTTCGCCATGGTGTCGGAGTAGAAAACCGCCATCGTCGTGCCTCCTTACGCTTGAACCGCGATTTCGACGACGCTCTCTTCCTGCATCCGCGTCGCGCCGATCGACATGTTGGAGTAGACCTGCAGCGAGTAGGACTTGTCGGCTCGCTCGCTCATGCGCGTCCTGATGTCCTCGCCGAGCGCGAGCAGGATCCCGCTCTTGCACCAGCCGAGGCACGCCACGTCCGAGCCGCCGCCGACCAGCGTGATCAGCCGCTGCGTGCGGATGAACTTGAAGCCGAGGTAGGTGTCGATCTTGCCCTCGGCCAGCGCCTTCACCGTGTTGAAGTCCGACGACTTGACCTCCGTCGTGTTCAACAGCGTGGTCACGTCCTTGGCGCGGAGCGCGATATAGCGCTCCTCGTCGGGGTCGTTCTCGGCCGCGTCGAGGATTTCCTTGGCCGAGAGCAGCTTCGCGAGCGTAAGGCCCGAGGCCGCCGTCGCGATCTTCTGGCCCGATGGCAGCGCGACCGAGGTCGTTCCGGTCTTGCCGGTCTTGGCGGCAGCGGTTGCCGCCAGGATGATCGCGTCATCCATCGAGCGGCCATGCGCCATCGCCTGGCTTTTCGCGTAGTCGCTTTCCGGGCTGATCAGCAGCCGGATCTTGTCCTGATTGTCGATCAGGTCGGCCGCCTCGTAATCCTCGAGGCCGACCTGGCGCCGCGCGTGCGGCGTGTCGTTCAGCGGCGTGTCGGCGTGGCGCGAGGCGCGCTTGACCGAGACGCTAGCGCCGATCTGGTCGAAATAGCCGAACTCGCCATTGACCATCTCGATGCGCACCGCGCCCCTGAGGCGCGAGCCCTTCTGCTGGACGAGGTGCTGAAGGTTGGCCTTGTACTGCTGGACGAAGGCCGTGGTGATTTGTGTGGACATAAGCCCTCCAAGCAAACCGCCCGGCTCCTTGTGCGGGCGGCGGGGTTGCTACGGTTCGGAGGGGTTGCCTGCCGTCTCCCGCGTGCGGGGACACAGACCCTGGCTTCCTGGCCACTCTCGCGGGCTTCGTGCGGCCCTGCTTTCGGGCGTGCAGGCGGAGGCGTCGCAGCCTTTCCCGCCTTCTGAAAGTCAGTCGATGCCGCCGTTGACGACGGCTCGGCGCAGTGGCCGCGGCGTCCCGGCTACGTCGGACGCGCCGGTAATCCAGCGCTCATAGGGCGCGGCGGTCTCGAGCAGCGTGTCCGCGCTGGCGCTCTGCGAACGGGTCTCGAGCGCGGCGCGCAGCGCCTCGATGCGGATCGCGGTCTCCTCGGTCACGGTCGCGTGCAGCGTCACGCCGCTCATGCCGCGGCCTCATCGGGATGCGCGATCTTCATCAACTCGGTCACGCGCGCGACCGTGGCCGCGTGCTCCGGGTTGCTCTT